CCCATATTTAATATCGTTGGGAACCAATGTATTTTTCTATCATAATCATAGAAACTTACTTCATTCATCAAGTCTGATGTTGATTCTTGTATTTTCTTCAATGCGTCTGAGTCATTTTCATAGAGTGAATTACTCATAAATCCACAATTAAAACAAATATATGAACTGAAGTTCTCTACTTCTACTTTTTCTTCAAAACATTGTTTACTATCTAAACAACAAGGACAAGTTATTTTTGTTTCTGCCATATTATCCCTTTTTTAATGTTGGTAATTTTAATTTCTTTGGTTCTTTTTTCAACGAAGGTAATTTCAACTGAACTGGTTGTGGAACCTTTGCAATCAATGAACTGATTATCTGGTCCAACCTGGCTTTCATAGCTTCGTGTGAAAATAATTCTTTATTTACAATCATTTGTTTCTTGGCTTTAAGTTTATATTTATCATAATTTTCATAAACATCTTTCATTAACTTACCGGCCATACCGTATTCTACCGTAGACCACTTTGCTTCAGGATTCCCATAATCTTTTGGAAATGCACTCGCTGGAACTTTTGTCATTGTGTGTGGTATTTCAACGGTATATTCTTTATGTAGAAAGTCTGCAGGACCTGTTGAAATGGGTGCTATCATAGGTTTACCACTTAATGTCGCCTCCAATATAGGTCTTCCAAATCCCTCTCCGTGTGTAAATGTTAAATGTGCTTTTACTTTCGGGTGATTATACATTTGATTCATTTCTTCATCTGATAAATCTCCGTGTAGTAAATATACGTTTGGTAATTTATCTGCTTTCATACTATCTTTTACCAAGTTTATTTTTTTCATCATTTCATTTCTGTCCATAATGGAAAATCCTGCTCCACTTGTTTTTAATATAAGTGCTGGTGGATTTTTCTGATTTTTAAACATAGTATAGAATACCTTTAACATCATACCGATGTCTTTTCTATCTTCTCCGAGATTGCCACTTAACCAATGCCCTACAAATAGAAAACAAAAGTCCTCGTTGATTTTAGAAAACTTTTGATTTAACTTTTCTGATATTTCTTTTGTTTCTTTGTATACATTAGTATCTGCTCCCTCAAACAAAACATCAGTTGGCTTTTCTAATTTTAGTTGTCCTTCAACCTGCTTGGTTTTATTATCAAGTTTATCAAACACAACATCAACAAAAGAATCTCTTGAAAATTCCGATGTAAAGATAACTTTATCCATACGATTACAACCCTCTACCCAACTCGCTGGTGGTATCGTGTGTTCAATACCTGCCGTCATACCGAGATTTATTTTGGCGATTGGTTGGAATTCATTTGGAATCACAATATGTAAATGTAAATCTGGTTGTTTTTCCATTGATGGTTGTCTTAAGATTCTCTTGTCAATCTCTTGGTGGATAGGATTATCCTTTTCCAATGCATTTGGTGGCGTTGAACCCCAACGAACTGATTGTATTCTGACATCATATTTATCCATTTCGATTAATGCCTGACAAATATCTCGTGAGTGGTTTCCGTATCCACTACGAGTTTCAACTGGTGCCGTAACTAATATTAATGGTTTTATCATACTTTGTATACCTCGTATCTTTCTCTTGGTTGAAATTTATCAAGTGCTGTGTTCATATGGTCCATAAATAATCCACACATAGCTCTTGCACTCATCATCGCCTCGTCACTACAAACCCATTCGTGTCCTTTGAACCCACATTCATTTCTTTCTTCTTCACCGGCCTCATACCATTCATTTATTTTCTCTGATACATCTAACCAATCTGCTCTGTCGTCAAAAATGTATGGTGTTGGTGGTGAACCTGCTAATGTTCTTGTTTTAGGCCATACTGGCTTTACCCACTCTCCGTGAGTTAAATCTTCATTGTCTTGCCACTTTCTCCAATCGTGTAGTGAGTGAATGTCTTTATAATCTTGGTAAGTAATGAATTTATCTTTTAATCTAAATCCGCATTGGTCTTGTAGTCCACCCGTTACATTAACAATAATTGGTGTTCCACACATTAAACTCTCACAAGTTCCCAATCCAAATCCCTCATTGGATGCGATATTAATCGTTACATCTGCTATGTTGTACAAATAATTCAAATGTTGATTTGATAGTTTTTGTGTAGAGAATATAATGTTTAAATCTGGACACAACTCTTGAACAACTGCTGGCAAATCTGTTCCGTTATTATCAACTGGTTGAGTGTGTAGAACATAAGCAACCTTATCTCTTTTTTCTTTTGGTAATTTATCTGCAAATTCCTTAAATGCCAGAATACTATCGGAAGTCATCTTTCTTCTGATGTTTCTATTGTTGTAAAATAGAACAAAGTCAAAATCTTTACCTTGTAATAATTCTGATTTCATTTTGTTCATTTCCAATCTTTCTTTTTCATTTTTAACTGGATAAAAATATTTTTCATTTATTCCGTGTGGAACATAAGTAGAATCCCATTCGGTTCTTTCTCGTTTTTGACAAACATTTTGTACTATATTGTGTGTTTGCTTTGAAATATTCATAATCAAATCACAACTCTCATAAAATGGTTCGTTCCATCTCGGATAAGGTAAGTCATCCCATATATTATAATAGAAGATAGGACATTGTTGTCTTACTTCGTGTTCCATATCATACAACCAACCCCAAAATCTTGGGTCCGTGTAGTGTAGGATTGCATCTGGTTTTTCTGTTTTGATTAATTGTCTTAATAATTCTTGACTACCATAACCATCAACTGGATATAATTTTAGATATGCGTCATCAACACCCGTTTCATCTCGTGTTGCGTCGTTTAAATCAACGATTTTCCCTGCGTCTGGGTGTTTGATTGCTCCTGCGATTTGAACCCAATCATATTCTTTAATGGTTCCCATAACAATCTCTCTTGACATTGTACCGACACCACTTGACATTCTCAAGTCGTCTGATAATAAGATAATTTTTTTCTTTTTCTTTTCTGTAACTTTTTTAAGTTTTGGTAAATCCATTAAAACCTCTTTCTTGTGTTAATATTTAGAACCACTTTCCTCTAAGTTCTCATAGTTCATAATCTTCTTTGCGAACTCTTCATCATAAACAAATAAATCTATACTACGATTTACTAATTTCTGTAATGAAAAGTCATCTCTTATTGATTTCTCTCTAAATTTCTTGTAGAGTTCGTCAATGACTTTTACTGATGTTAATTTTTCTTCTTTCATATCGTTCCTATATATATGTATATATAAATATCAACTTCAACTTAAAATAACGAATTTTTTATTTATTTTTTTACAATATTCTAATGCTGATTTTGTTCCATTAGTTATGATATCATCTTTGATAAATGCCACCACTTTGTCTGAATATTTTACTAAATCTTTATTTCTTTTGTGGTAGTATCCAACATTATATGGTTTACCATAATTGAATGCCTCCATTACACAATGAATATTGTGTGTTTCGTGTTGTGGTGGAAATTCTGAATAGTCTAATCCGAACTCCAATGCAAATCTCTTGGCATATTTGTCTGCTCCGTCTTTGGCACCACCACTAATTATTTCAATACCTTTATGTTCCATTTTCAGTCTGAACATAAAGTTTTGAATGTTTTTTTTATTGGTGTAGTTTCTACTACCTATGATTGCTATCTTCATAATCGTTTCTTTTTTGTTTTCTTTTCACTACTGATGAGTTGTCACGAGTTACGAATCTATATTTTTCTACAAAGTCCTCTAATCCCTCTAAAATGCCAGTTCTTGGGTCTGAGTAAGTATATGCAAATCTATAATACTGAACAAATGGTGTTGAGAGTTTTTCTTTTAGTTTTGTATCCATATCATTTGGTTTGATATCATACCAAATAAAATGATTTCCGTCATCAAATGGTTCTGGATGAAGACTTAATTTAGTTCCATACTCTCCTGATGACTTCCAATACATTATAAAATCTTTCAATACACTCAAATCAACGTATTCATATTCTCTATCATACCAAAAGTATAATGGGAAATGAGCACCCTTGAGTTCTGGCAATTGCTTTATACGCATTAGTTCTTGAAAAACATCTTGTTCATAATCTGTTGCTAAAAAATCTGTTACTTTAATTCTTAAACTTGGTTCTATCATTTTAAGTCCTTACAACTTCTGCACTTTTTGTGCTTTTCACATTTTTCATATTCGTGTGCGATGATTTTACCCTTGTCATCATAACACTCGTCTATGAACTCTTGTAACCTTACCATAACCCTATTCACACTTGGTTTTCCACTTGCTGGCGAGAACGCCTGAATTCTTTTCTGTGGATACATCATATTTTCATATAATCTTCTCTTTAATATTAAGTATTCAACATCTATTTTATCTTCTGATATTTCTAATTGTTTTGCCATAAAGTGTTTATATAATAACAACTGATTAGTTTTGTTCTTATCGGCTTTCATATATTTATTCCAACCCATAGTGGATGACTTGATATCAATAATTCTCATACGACCTGTCTTCTTATCGTGTAGAACTACATCCATATAACCAACGAATCTCATATCTTTTGGTAGTTCATAATTTAGATTCATCTCAATACCGACTAACTCAGTATCTTTCTTTTTAAAGTGTCTTGACTTTCTCTTTAAGAACTCATCAATAATATTGAATCCGTCTTGAGTGAACTCTGCCATCTCTTCTTTGGTTACTTCAAATCCGTCACCATATCTTTTCTTGGCTTCTTTGTATAATTCTTTCATACGATAAATCAAAATATCTTGAAGTGGTAGAGCATCTGCTTCTTTGATTGTTCGTTCATAATAACAAACTAAATATGCTTGAATAGTTTCGTGAATAGCACTACCGAACAAGGTATAAATATTACCTTTGAAAGTCTCTGCTTTATCCACATAGTTTGCTTTCCAAGTGTAAGGACATTTGTCCCACATTGCGAACTGACTATAACTTATTTTACCCATCTATGACTGCTCTGCCCTTCATCTTTTCCCAATCTCTATCTTCTCTGACTTGGTCGTTTACTTGTTCTACTGCTTCTAATAATCCCAATGTTTCAAATTGATTGATGATAGCTGATAAATCTTTTGGTAGACAATGTCCACCAAACCCTAAGTCTCCGTCAGGACCTGGAACTGCCCAATGTGATTTACCTAATCGTTCATCATATGTGGCATACTCCACAACCTTATCGTAATCTAAATCAATACTATCACATATGTATTTCATCTCATTAGCAAATGATACTTTAGTTGCTAAAAAACAATTGGTAAAATACTTTACCATTTCTGCGTGTTTAGCACCTGTCTTTACAATGGTTGCGTGTGGAAATACTCTTGAGTATAATTGTCTTACTATATTTGTTCCATTTCTCGTTCCACCCAAAATAATACGATTCTGATTCTTAAAGTCTTCAATGAAGTTTGCTTCGGTTAAAAACTCTGGATTAAATATTACACTTATATTTCTGTATTTTCTATGTAATCTGTCTGTTGTTCCTGGTGGAACCGTAGATTTAATTACAACTATCTGTTTGTCGTGTGCACTTTCAGCGATTTCTTTCACCACTTCTTCTACAATGCCAGTGTGGCAAGTTCCGTCTTGGTTCATTGGTGTTGGAACACACACAAAGATTATTTCTGAATTGTTTACAACATCATTTAAGTTGCCGTGAGTTGATTTACTTATATCAAATTTATCATATGTAGATACTTCATAGTATGGTTTGAAACCAACTTTGATAGCACTACCTACATATCCTTGTCCTATTACTCCTATTTTGCCCATTTGCCCCTCGCTACTACTTGTGCCATAACTCCATAGTTTGACACATCTGAAAAACTATCAGTTACGGGTTCACCCTCAACTGAGTTTACTCCGTTTCTCAATAATAATGTTTTCATTCTCTCTATCTTGTCGTTCATTCTGAACCATAATCCCAACAATGATAACTTAATATCCTCTGGTGTTTTTAGAATTGTTCCCACTGCTATATTTTGTGGACCATAGTCGTATTGTTTTCTACAAAACAATTCATATTGTTCTGATTGTATTTTTAGAAACTCACCTGTCATTTCAGGATAAGTTCTCTCCATATATTTTACGACATCTTGTGTGTCCACCATTTCCTGGTCTTCTTTGGTTAAGGTTGCTTTTGGTATTTCTCTTTCAAAGTCAAGAGCGGAATCTGGCAATCCTTTTGGTGTGTCTTTAATCATTACTTACTCCATATTTTTTTTAGTTGTTTTTCATCTACACCATACTTTGATATAATTGAATATACGACATCTTTACCCATAATGTCAAGCGTTTTTTCAATATTTTGTGAACTTTCTTGAAAGTAATCACATAATATATCCATAGCCCACTTTTCTATCTTGGATTTCTTTTTAGATTTAGTATATCGTAAATATGTATTTCCTCGTGGTAGTAGATTTGTATAGAATTGATAAACCGTCTTTGGTTTCAATTCCCAATATTGTTGTATTTCATTTACAACTTCTATCCAATCGGCTTTCATCGATAAAAACCTATGCACCATATAATTAGACCAGGTCTTTTTATCTGATTCAGATAGTTCGTCCCAATACAATTGGTTCTGAACATTTGTAACTTGTTTTATGTGGTCAAATAGTGTTTTTGTTTTCATAGTGAATAACCTTTTAGATATAAATAAATATCTTGTATGAATCTGAAAATGTAATTTATTTAATATTGACTTGTCATATTAGTTCGTTTTAAATTAATTTTGTGCTTTTTATAATCCATACTATCCTCGTATAACTCTCTAACTTTATCATTATACCTGTAATCATTTATATTCCCTGAAATTTTTAACTTTCCCTTTACAATAAAATCTTTGCTATCGGTTTTTTCATCAAATAACTTTTTGTCCTCTTTGTCTACCCTGACATCATATTCAATGTTTGCGTCAAACAAATCCCCATAAGATTCTAATTTAATTCTTACCTTTGAATATGAATTCTTACAATGATAAGTTATCAATTTATCATAAACCTCTATATCAATATTTGATTTATTTGATAAATTTACCATCGCCCAAATAAAAGATTTAATAGTTAATATCATTTCATTTTCAATTATCTTTTCTGGGTCTGTATATTTTTTTGTCTCCAAAAACTCAGTTTCAAATATAATATCATCTACATTAGTTTTTAAATCTATATCAACTTTATGAAGTGTTAGTGGATTATTCCAAACTCTTCTTCTATAATAAATTCCATACATATTAACTTGTGCTTCATATAAAAATGAACGAAGGTGTCTAACCATTAAAAAAGATTTATTATCATTACTAATCCAACAATTAACCATAGTCTTTTCTTTTGATACATCAAATTCATCTTTATAAACATCTAATGGTGTGTGGTCATAAATGTCAGTTGATTGTAATAATAATATTTCTCCAAACTCTCCAAAGTTTTTAGCGTTATCAAACAACCATTTTGAACCAATCAAGAAGTCCATATGATTTTCTTTCGGAAATCCTGGTAACCAATTACCTTGAAACTTTACCTTACTCTCGTAACAACTTCTCAAAAAATCACTAATGGTATCTGGCAATTGTCCCTTTTCCATTAAACCTAATATTTTTGGAACTCCACTTTCAAATCCGACATTCATATGATTCAATCCAGTCTTATTTGCCCTTGTCAATAATTCTGTTCCTAACTTTTTATGTGTTCTAAAGTGTCCACCCCATTCTACAGTTTTTGGTAGTTCACCTGATTCTATTTCACACTCCAGTTGGTCTATAAATTTACTAAATAGTTTCATAGAACCATTTATTAGTGAGTCTGTGAACCAAAATTTATGTATACCAGTATCCTTAATCATTTCTTTCATTTGTTCGATAATCTTTTCTGGACTTTTGTATCTATACAATCTCGTTTCTGCACAAAAAGTACATTTAAAAGTACAACCCCTTGAACCCTGAATTGGTAAAACAAAGAAATCGTCGTACAAAGGTTTATCGTCTCCATAAGCTTCACCAACTAATGAACCTCTATTCTTTCCTGGTTTGTATTTTTCTTCCATATGTTCTTCAAAGAAAGATGTTGCTTCTGTCCCGTAAAACTCTGGACTCTCTGTTCTCATTTTTGATAATACGGAATAGTTATCAAGTATTTCCTTATCCCACTTTGGTGTTTTTGTATCATTTAGATTAAGTGGAATTGTTTTACCATTGAATACTGGGTTTCTTCCACTTCTACCGGCTTTCATAACCGTTGGAAAACTTGGTGTCATTTTATCCCACCTCCAAATACCTTTTACATTCTCATAGTGTCCGTCTCTTAAATAACAATCAACTAAATCTCCTATAACTTTTTCTCCGTCTGAACTATTACAAGCAACATCTACAAATTCTCTATGATAAATATCAGTAAAAACTTTCACATCATTTTGCATTCCACCTTGCTCAGTTAATCCACCAGTTTCAGAATACCAAGAGTATGGTCCACCATACCAAATTTGTACCTTTGGATTTTTTTGTTTTATGAATCTCGCTATGTAGTCGGTTGACATTATATTAGAAGTGTAATTAGTAAAAGTTACAATGTCATATGTTGATAATTCATCAATGTACTTTTGCCAAAAACCTTGTAGTCTTGGTAAAACAAACTCTCTAAAGTTATTATCAGAATTCCAAGGTTTATCATTTCCCCAGTCATACCAAAACTCATAATCAATATCCTTCATATAGACTGAACTATCGATGTTGATATCAAATTGTTTTATTTCTACATTTGGATTATTGATTTCTGATTTCAATACACCGAGTGCGTATGATGGTGATTCAATTGACCATTGTGGGCATATACATAGTGCTAACTTCATACAAAGCAATCTCCCAACATCCAAGTTATTAGTGAGTGTCTTGTTCCTTTAGTGATTGGTGTAACTCTATGTGATAAAAATGATGGAAAGATAGTTATACTACCTCTTGTTTTATTTGCTTTATGATTATTTTTACCTGTGTCATCTGTGATACCGAACTCTAAATCTCCACCCTCATAGTTCGTTTCATCTGACAACTGAACAATGGCAGTTAGTTTTCTTGTGGAAGTTTCCTTTGCTCCACAATCAGTATGCCATTTGTATTTACCACCAACACCATACTTTAATATCTTTACTGATTCTAATTCTTGTATATTGTATTTAAATATAGAGTGATTTGCTAATTCAAATACCATTTTTAATTTATTGCTTAGTTTTTCGTCATTGATTTTGACTTCTTGGTTATCACGAACCTCTTTATTCATAATGTTATCATCATATTTGCCAGCAAGTTCTGATATCGTTGGTTCATTTCTCTCAAGATATCGCATTAGTTTTACGCATTGACTCTCTGATAAGAAATCTTCTTTATGCACTACAAATTCAAATGTATCGTTTTGTATCATACAAATGTATCTCCTACTCCCCAAGCCACACAAGAATATCTATGTCCTTTTGTTACTGGTTTAACTCCGTGTCCTGCAAATGTTGGGTGTATAACTAATTTGCCCACCTTTGGTTCAATTACTTTTCCATCAAAAAAATGAAACTCTCCACCCTCATAATCATCATTTAAAAATACAATTAATGTTAGTTTATTTGCACTATACTTATCTAACCAATGAAAATCGGCGTGTGGATTGTAGTATTGACCTACATCATATCTGTGACATTGTACTCTATTATTATAAATACCTTTACAACCATAATGATAAGTGGTTAAGTCTGCTAATTGGATAGCTCCCCAGAATTTATTTAATATTTCTGGACTACTATTTCTCTTAATGTTTAAGATACAAGAATTCTTATCGTCTTTTGAAAGAGCATCTCTGTTTTCTGTTCCACGATAATATCCACTTTTCAGTTTTGCTTGTGAGTCAATCATATCCATAATTTCCTGACATTCATCTTTACTGAAAAAGTCTTCTCTTTCTAAAAACCACCTAAAATTAGGATTGATTTTTAAACTATCCATATCTATTTCTTTATACATTTTACTACCTGAAGTGGTCTCCGACAAATAATTCTTGAATTACATATCGTTTACCTTTCGTGACTGGTGTTACATTATGACATAGGAATGCCGGAAATAATGTTAATGAACCTTTTAATTTGTTCATCGAGTACCACTCTTTTGTATCTTTGTCTTGGATACCGAACTGAACATCTCCACCCTCATATTCACTTGGGTCTGTCAATTGAACAATTCCTACAATTTTTCTATTGGAACAACTACCTGCATTAAAGTCTGTGTGCCATCCGTAGAATCCACCATCTTGGTATTCTATTAGTTTTAATTCATCATCACAACCATCGACATCAAAATGAAAAACACTATCATTAACTATGTTTACCATTTGAAACATCTTGTCTTGTAACCATTTCCAATCTTTGTTGGTCTTATCTGGTCTAAATTCATTGTGTGGTTGGTCAAACAAATACCACTCATTAGTTTTTCTAATTTCTGGCAATATTGCTGTTCCCTTTTCATCTCCGACACAACCAATTACATCTTGTTC